CTCGACTAAACCAGCCAAGCGGGCATCACTCCGTGCGGGGTTGATATGTTCAACCAAATGCGAAGCTACAGCAAACGAAACAGATTCATCAGGCAAAGGCCAGGGGAATTTTTCCAAATCGTGGACAATATCCACCCCAGGCAAGGGTAAAATATCTATGCCTACGAATCCTTTTTGCTTACTGGCACCACACCCTAACTCCAGCTTGATGCCCTGCTCGTTTTTCTTAAGTAGTTCCTTAATCCTATTATCAATCTTGGGTTTTCTCATATAAATAACTAAATTATTAACCTAGGCAAACAAACTAGCTGAATCTAATTTGGTAAGTAACGTTAACGTTCTGGTTGGTTGCAACAGCAGAAGACGAGTAAGTGTTACCAGCGAACAAAGTCGCAGCAGTTTGCGTAGAATTGAACAATCCAACGTTACTGATGTTAGCAGTAGCAGTTAAGAATGAATCAACGCTGTTAAACGCAGCCGTAAATTGTACTGTCTTAGATGCAATGGTAGAAGGAGAAACTGTCTTACGCTGAGTGCTAGACATAATCTCACCAGCTAGAGTTGTATCGGATGCTGCAGGGGCACCACCAGTACCAAGGGCAACATAACCTACAGTCTTAGAACCAGCCATACCACCAAGAGTTTGACACAAATACTGGTCAAATCCTAAGTTAGTAACCTGATTTTTTAACCAACCACTGTCACCAACGGTAACAGTTTTACCATCTTGTTCTTCTGTGATAGCTAGACGAAAGAAACCCTTCACCTTAACGCTATCACGTCCTACTTTCTTTTTACTCTTCATATTGTGAATATATACTACTTAAATTTAGGAGAACGCTTAAACGCTTTAGATTTAGCATTAACTCCTTTTTTGGAAAACTCTGGTTTTACCAGATAATCTCGACCTTTCGCGTAACGGGCTATACCCGTCTCTACTAACTCACTAGCAACATTATCATCTACTTCAATTACTGAAGTAGCTCGCTTACCTTTATAGGTTTTTAAGAGATAAATATTAATCATACTTTTATTATTCAAGAGGTAGAGGGAAAGGACCGCCTACCTCTTGAACTACTTATTTATATTACTTAGTTATTTAGACTAAGGAATACTTACAAGTTTCTTGATAGCGTAAGGTTGTACGATGTTACCAGCGATACGAGATACAACACGAATTGCAGTCTGATCTTTAGTAAAGGCAGTCTCAGTATCTTGCGTTACTTTAACTGTCATACGTTGTCTATCACCAAGCCAATATGCTTTCTTCAAGTCACCGAAAACAATTGTAGCCTCAGAGAGGTAATTGTCTTCAACAACTGGATAGCCATGGAAGGTGGCAGGTTGACCAGGAGCAATAGGGTCAGACCAAAGGTATCTACCAGTAGAGTCCTTAACTTTACGTAGCTCTTTTATGTTAGCTCTATTGATATAGAACTTAGCATTTGCTTGGTAGCGATTTGGAAGAGCATATTCAAGTTCAGTTAGGTTGTCAAACAACGACAAACTGTTATTGAACGTAACGGAAGCAGGACCTGATCCAGTAGAGTAACCAGTTGGCTGAGTAGTACCGTTACCTTGTGTGATAACACGATCTTCTTCATCACCAATACGTTCAGAGAACAAACTGATGATAAAATTCACAACGTCAATGTCAGCGGAATCATCAATCAATTCATCAGAAGCATACAAAATAGCTGCCATCTTCTTTACAGTCAATGTTACTTGACCGAAGTGAGCAGAAGTTGTAGTCTTCGTAGCATTTTCTTGAGTCCATGTGACCTGAGGTCCGGAAGCCAATGTAGGGATGTTCATCACATCTCTCTTCATAGGAACAACTGTAACCTCACTACGCATGTGGGGAGTCTCCAAAATGTCCCGTAGAATTTCATTTCTGAACTCGTTAGGGAACAAGTAACCACCGTCTGCATCAGTACCCTCAGAGAGAGCCTTCATAACAGGGTGATTATTTTGGATCATACCCTGGAAGAAACCAATGATTTTTTCACGTGCAGTCATTTGACTAACGTCTTTCTTCATCAGTTTTTCCAAATCTATAAGATCGGAAACCTTAGACTGTTTAGTAGCTGGTTTAATCTGATCTTGAATTTCTTTCAATTTCTGATTAATTTCAGAAATACCCAACTTAGCGAGTATCTTTTCAGAAGCCTCGTCTATTTTGGTATCTAACACAGCTTCATCCACAGTCTCTTCAGCAGTATCAGCAACAGGAGTTTCCTCAACTGCAACCTCTTCTGCACTGGCTTCAGAAGCATCTTTGGCAATGTATTCTACACCGTCAATGATAATTTTCTTCTTCATATAAATATTATCTTTTCTTCTTATTAATTAGAAAGAGTGCTTGGCTGGTTTGCCCAGCAATCTTTTGCAAAGCTCGCACTACAATCTCACCTTCTGAGTAAGACTCCTGTGCCGCCTTTGGTTCTCGACCTTTAACATTGTCACCTTTCAGCTCTTTTGGAGTGACACTCTTTTGGTTATCAGATTCAACCGTTTCCGGTTTCTTCTGATTATCTTCAAGAAGTTTCTCCAGAG